TATATGGCCCTGAGTGTCGAGGGTGTTGGATAGTTCCGAAAGGTTACAAACTCGTAGGTATCGACGCTTCTGGTTTAGAATTGCGAATGTTAGCCCACTTCATGAATGATCCTGAGTACACGAAAGAGATACTGGAGGGTGATATTCATACGGCTAACCAGAAAGCTGCTGGATTAGCAAATCGTAATTTAGCAAAGACTTTCATATACGCTTATTTGTACGGCGCAGGTGACGAGAAAATAGGCTCTATTGCTGGTGGCGGTAGGAACATGGGACGGAAGCTTAAGGCTAAGTTCCTTAAGGGTACACCAGCACTGGCGGTACTTAAGGAAAATGTATCAATAGCAGCAGGAAAAGGTTACCTCAGGGGCTTGGATAAAAGAAAAGTATTTGTTAGATCAGAGCACTCAGCTTTAAATACACTTTTACAGTCAGCAGGGGCGTTAGTTATGAAACAAGCCTTGATTATTCTTGATGAATATGCTATACTATGGGGTATAGACTATAAGTTTGTAGGTAATATCCATGATGAATTTCAGGTGGAGGTACGAGCGGATCAAGCAGAACGTTTCGGACAGTTAGCCTGCAGTTGTATTGAGGCCGCAGGGCTTGCCTTTAAGCTTAAATGCCCACTAGCTGGTGATTTTAACGTAGGAGATAGTTGGGCTGAGACCCATTAGGAGTTGTATGACAATTAAGAAAACACTTGACACTCTTGTCAAAGACATCTACCATGTTATGGAGACTAAAGAAATCCCTGACACTGTAGACGCTGAGGCAGAGATTGAGAAGTTTGGTGAAGGTATTAAGAGCTTGATGCGTCAACAGTTCATTGACAAGGATTATGCTAACGCCAATAAACGTAAGACTATCCGTATGTCAAACATAGGACGAACTGATAAGGTTCTGTGGCATACTGTCAACGGTACAGATAAGGAACCTTTGACCGCTAATACCTACGTTAAGTTCATGTATGGTCACGTTATAGAAGAACTTATGTTGTTCCTGACACGCTTAAGTGGCCATAGCGTCACTGATGAACAGAAGATGTGTGAGGTAGCTGGTGTACGTGGTAGTATGGACTGTAAGATTGATGGTATTGTCATTGATGTTAAGTCTGCAAGCCCCTTCGGATTCAAGAAGTTTAAAGAGGGCACAATAGCTATGGATGATCCGTTTGGTTATGTGGATCAAATCAAAGGTTACGCATACTCAGAAGGGGACACTAAGTACGGTTGGTTAGTGATGGATAAACAGAATGGGCATATCTGTACTTTAGTCTATGACGAGGAAGATACTGAAGCCCCTGTGTATAAATACATTAATCATAGTATTGTGGACAGGATTGAACATGTAAAAAAGTTAGTAGCGTTGCCAGAGCCGCCAAAGAACTGTGCAGACCCAGTGCCCGATGGCAAGTCTGGAAACGAAAAGCTCCCTACGTTGTGTTCTTATTGCGACTTCAAGCACAGTTGCTACCCAGAACTTCGCGTCTTTGCTTACTCATATGGGCCAAAGTTTTTAACAAAGGTAGTTAACTCACCGAGGGTTAAGGAGGTTGTGGATGAAGAAGGATTCTAAGACAGGTCATTGGAATTATGAAGGAGAACCTTTTGATGTCAAGGATTACTTTGGCTTCATTTACATCATAACTAATAACATTACAGGACACAAGTACCTAGGGCGTAAGTTCTTCCACATACACCAGAAGAAGAAACGTGTACGTGAGTCACCTTGGAAGAGTTACACAGGTTCCTCTAAACTGCTTAACGCAGACATTAAGAAGTTGGGTAAGGAGAACTTTACCTTTGATATCTTTAAGCTGTACCAGACCCGTGGAGGCCTCAGTTACTTTGAGACTTATTATCTAACTCAATTTGATGTCCTTACACAAAGGGATGCAAATGATGAAAGAGTGTGGTATAATAGACATATAGGCGCTGTTAAGTGGATACCTGCTCTTGAAATATCTGAGAGTACTCGTTATCGTATGAGTGAGGCTAAGATGGACAAAGGTATATATCATTTTAGGAAGGATGAGAAATGTACTCGTGCTGAACTATGTAAGAAGTATGATATAAACACTGGTAACATATCTGCCTTGATCAGCGGTAGACAGAAGACGGCTAAGGGTTGGCACTTAGTGAAGGAAGGAGACTGAAGATGTCAAGTACATTTGAAGAATTAAAAGAGAAAGTACTCAAAGAGTTTGATGTTGACTTACTGTGTGAGCTTATGAAGATTGACAGTGAACAGTTACTTGACCGCTTTGAGGATTTATTCATGAAGAACATGGAGCTATTTGAAGATGACGAATAATGCCTTGGACATACAAGTAGGCGGTGAGCATTACAATACACTGGGTATTCAACCTATAGAGTATATTGTAAGCAATAACACACCTTATTGTGAGGCCAACGTGATTAAGTATGTATCCCGCTGGCGAAGCAAGAATGGCCTAGAGGACTTACTTAAAGCTAAACACTATATTGACCTACTTATAGAATTAGAAGACTTACACGAGGGGAACCGATAATGCAGCTAATAGAGATGCTTAAGAAGCATGAGGGTGTTGAGACTCATGCGTATGTAGACACGGTAGGTAAGACGACCATAGGTGTAGGGCGTAATATAGACGCTGCAGACGGCCTAGGGCTCTCTGAGAAGGAGATTGATTACCTACTGCATAATGACATTGACAGGGTAGAGAATGAGCTTCTAAAGAGCTTACCTTGGGTTTCTAACCTAAACCCTGACCGTTTTGATGCTTTGGTTGACATATGCTTTAACTTAGGTTTACCACGGTTCCTTAAGTTTCAAAAGGCCTTGAATGCTCTAATGACACATAACTATGAACTGGCAGCTATTGAGTTCTTAGATAGCCGTTGGGCTGAACAGGTAGGTGGTAGAGCTATTGAGTTAGCTGAGATGATTAGAACAGGTGTTTACCAAGAGGATTACAAAGTATGATAGTTAAATTATATACAGGTTCAAACTGTCCAGCGTGTGTCACACTCAAGGGACGTTTAGAAGGCCTAGGTATTAGTAGCTACAAATATGAAGAGGCTAACGTTAATGTACCAGCGAATCGTGAGGAGGTTATTAAGCTAGGATTCCGAGGTGTTCCCTTGTTGGTACGTTATGATATTGATGGGGAGGTTGTAGGTGCTCTAATGGGAGCCACTAAAGCGGATAGTGCTTACACTGATATCTTTAAAGGCGCGTGGGAGAGTCCTCATGTTATTCATGAACCACTTTAAAATGATTATGGAGGGTTTTGACTGTGACCTTAACACAGCTATTCAACTATATCAACGCGGTACTGTCTGGGAGGACTAAATGAAGGCTGAATACATAAGTCATATGGGTGACGACCTGACTGTAGTGAATGCAGCGAGAGTATCATTTGATAAGGAGAGCGCAGAGGTTAGTTACAGTGACACAAAACTAATCAAGTACCTAGCATCTCATGGTCACTGGACTCCCTTTAGTCACCCACAGATCACCATGCGCTATACAGTGCCTATCTTTGTAGCTCGACAGGAGTTTAAACATATCGTAGGCTTCACTCGTAATGAGGTGAGTCGTAGGTATGTTGATGATACCCCTGAGTTCTATATGCCAGAGGTGTGGCGTAGTCGGCCAGAGGGTAGCGTCAAGCAGGGTAGCGGTAGTAGTGTTAGTGAAGAAGATAATGCACAGATTAAACGTCATTATGAAGGCCAAATGCGTGAGTGTTTAGTCGCTTATACCAACCTTCTAAATAGGGGAGTAGCACCCGAACAAGCCCGTATGGTCTTACCACAGTCGATGTACACAAGCTACTACGTCACTGGCTCACTTGCAGCCTTTGCTCGTATGGTCAAGCAGCGTACTGATGCTCATGCACAGGTAGAGATACAGGAGTTAGCTAAGGTGGTTGATAAGGTGATTAGACCGCTATTCCCCATATCTTTTGCGGCGTTAGTGAATCCTTAAAGTGATCTAAAGTGTAGGAGAATGAAAATGAGCAGAACAAAGAGAAAAGCCAAGACAGGAGCTAAGGCAGTATCAAGTAACTGTAGGAACCACGGAAGTTGTGACTACTGTAAAGGAAACAAGATGCACAGGCATTCTAAGAAACTAGTTAATGATAACGAGGAAGTAACATATTATGATGAACCTTAAATTGAAAGATTGTCAAATGGAACAGATCACCGTAACGTACTTAGATGGACTACACCATGATCTTAAAGAAGAACTTAAGGCTCATGATGCTGACCCCTATTTAAGTGCTCAAGATGCACAGGACGTAATGTATACCTTGATTTCTATTGAAGTTGTAATGAAAGACCTTATGTTCATGGATGCTTATATAGACTGGAAGATGGAAAACGGAGTAGACCTGTAATGAATGCACCAACTAACGTTAGTAGCGTATATGAAGATTACATTCACAAGTCACGTTATGCTCGATACCTGCCTCAAGAACAACGTAGAGAGACATGGGGCGAGACAGTTTCCCGTTACCTAGACTACTTTAAAGGACAAGGTAAGTTAGATGACAGTACATATGACGAGCTATACACTGCTATCTATGACAAAGAAGTGATGCCCTCTATGCGAGCATTAATGACCGCTGGTGAGGCTCTTGACCGTGACAATGTAGCAGGGTTCAATTGTAGCTACATGGCTATTGATCACCCTCGTGCCTTTGACGAGATGATGTATATTCTCATGTGTGGCACAGGCGCTGGTTTCTCAGTTGAACGACAGTACGTAGCTAAGTTGCCTGAGGTTGCTGAAGATATGCACCCTACTGACACCTGTATCCACGTAGCCGATAGTAAGATTGGGTGGGCTAAGAGCTTCCGTGAGCTGATCAGTCTGCTGTACTCAGGCCAAGTACCTACGTGGGACGTTAGTAAGGTACGAGCAGCGGGTGAGCCTTTGAATACCTTTGGTGGTCGTGCGTCAGGCCCAGAGCCTTTAGTTGATTTGTTTAAGTTTGCAGTAAGCTTATTCAAGGGAGCTAAGGGCCGTAAGTTGAGTAGTATTGAGGCTCATGACCTATGTTGTAAGATAGCACAGATTGTAGTCGTTGGTGGTGTACGTAGATCAGCATTGATTAGCTTAAGTAACTTAACGGATGATCGTATTCGCCGTAGTAAGCATGGTAACTGGTGGGAAACTGAACCACAACGGGGATTAGCTAATAACTCAGCTTGTTATACTGAAAAGCCTGACTTTGAAGCATTCATGAGTGAGTGGAGTAGCTTGTATGAATCTCGTAGTGGTGAGCGTGGGTTCTTTAGTCGAGTAGCTAGTCAAAACCAAGCAGCTAAGAATGGACGTAGGGATGCTGAGCACGACTTTGGGACGAATCCGTGTTCGGAGATCATCTTACGCCCACAAGAATTTTGTAATCTCAGCGAAGTAGTTGTACGTCATGATGATACCTTTGATACCCTTAAGAGCAAGGTACGTCTAGCATCTATCCTAGGGACGCTACAGGCTACGTTGACTGACTTCCGCTACCTACGTAAGAAGTGGCAGGATAATACCGCAGAAGAAGCTTTGTTGGGTGTGAGCCTTACAGGTATACTTGATAATAAACGAATGGCTACAGTAGGGCCAAAGTTAGCTGGAGAGCTTGAGGAACTTAAGAATGAAGCAGTTAGAGTTAATAAGGACTGGGCCAAAAGATTGGGTATCAATCAGTCTACAGCCATTACGTGCGTTAAGCCGTCAGGTACAGTCTCACAATTGGTCAACAGCGCCAGTGGAATCCATGGTCGGTTTGCTGACTATTATATTCGCAGGGTTCGTGCTGACAGTCGTGATCCCCTATGTACAGTCTTAGAGGCCGCAGGAGTCCCTGTAGAGGACGATGTGACCTCAAGCAGTACTAAGGTATTCAGTTTCCCTCAAAAGGCTCCTAAGGGCTCTACAATAGCTTCTAAGCAGTCTGGTATGGAACAGTTGCACCTTTGGGATATGTATCAACGTCATTGGTGCGAACATAAACCATCCATTACGGTTTACTATAAGGATAATGACTTTCTTGAGATTGGTAACTGGCTATTTAACAACTTTGATGAAGCCTCAGGGTTGAGCTTCTTACCGTTCAGTGAACACACGTATCAACAGGCACCTTATGAAGAGATTGATAAGGCTACCTATGAGGCCATGCTTAAGGTTACACCTACTGAGGTGAACTGGGATATTGTTGAAGCAAGTGACTTGACAGAAGGAGCACAGACTCTGGCTTGTACTGGAGGTGCTTGCGAGATTTAGCAGACAAACAAAAGGCCCCAAGGTGTGAACCAAGGGGCCTTTTTTGTGCTTAAGGTTTACTCTTCTTGACCACCTGCTAGCTTTGAGCCTTGATGTAGGGCAGCGCCTGTAAACAAACCACCGCGTCTACGTCTAGTACTTTGATCCTTTACAGCCTTTACAGCGGCTTTAGAGGGTTTAGCGTTGGCTATATCTCTCAGGTGTGCTATGTCTACAGTGTGACCATCTGTATCTTTAGACTTATTAGAGTAGTTAATACGCCC